CCATCACTCATTTGGCCCAGGTGGTACCAGCCACTTCGGAGGACCGGCACCAAGTGGTCACCCACAAGGCGGCAATTTTACACATAATCACCAAGGACACGCAGCACCGGGTTCTGGTGGTACAGGCGGTTATTTCCACGGACACAGAGGTGCAGATGGAAGACCAGGAATAGTTGTAGTAGAAGAATATAGATAATTTGGAGTATAAATAATATTATGAAAAAAGCACTAGTATCATATCAAGGGTATGTTGGAAAAATCGTAGATCCGGGCGAAGAAGGGCCAATCTATGAAGGTCCAGATGCCACAATCGCGTGGGTCGACGCTCCAGACAATATTCAAATGGACTGGACATTAGAGTGGAGCCCGCAACAGCAGATTATGGTTTGGGTTGAACGTGATGGTCCATACACAAACCACGAAGTTGCTCGCAAAGTAGCCTACGGCACAGAAGGTGCTCAGTTGGGTATGATTTACGATGCAATTAAAGAAAACGGTGTTCTAGATAGTAACAGTGATTGGTATCAACACCAAGTCCTAGTTAAATCAATGATTCCAAAACCAGCAGCAGATCCATATCAGTTCGAAACTATGGAAGAAAAGATGGCTCGTTCTCTATTAGAAGAACCAGATCCAGCTAAACCGTCAGTTCCGTCTACGCCAGATATGCAGGCGTGGAAACGTTATCCAGGTTGGAAAGGATTCCAAGGCGAGTTCTTAGCAATCCCAACTAACGCAAGAGTTAATCACGCAGACGGATTCTTGTACAGCGAAGGCGGCTCCAAACTTGGTTTAGCCAGCGAATACGGAATCTACAACGAAACCGATCTAGACAAACAGGTTAGTTGGTATGGCCCAGATGATAATCCGTTCCCAGTATTCTAATTTAATTTAGATTAAAAAAAGACGTTTTTATAACGTCTTTTTTTTGTCTCAAACTTTCACAGTATAAATAAACTGGCACTATTATCAAAGGATATCCTATGCAAGTTAAAAAAGTTACAATCATTGGTGGCGGCAGTTCGGGATGGATGACTGCGGCAGCACTATCAAAGTTATGTCCGCATCTCGAAATTACACTAGTTGAATCACCAAAAATTGGAACTGTCGGTGTAGGCGAAAGCACACTTGGACATATTAATAAATTCCTAAATATGCTAGGATTAAAAGATGAAGAGTGGATGCCAGCCTGTAACGCTACCTATAAAAATTCAATTCGTTTTACAAATTTTAGAGAAAACGATGGAACATATTTTGAATATCCATTTTCGTCTGGCCTAGATATGACAGACAAGCCAAGCGGAACTATGGCTTGGTCAGAACTAGCTACTATGTTTCCAGATGAATACGGTCCAGAACAGTTTGCACAGATGTACGCTACTGGCAATACATACCTTGCAAAATACAACAAGCAATCAAGAAACAAAAATGGCCTTTTACGAAACTATGATTTCAAATGGGATACTGCCTATCATATGGACGCAGGTCTATTTGGAAAATATCTTAAAGATACAATCGCAATACCAAATGGTGTAAAACATATACAAGCAGAAGTACACTCGCATAGAAAAGATCATATTGGTAATATTACAGAAATTCTTCTAGATGACTTCACAACTATTTTAAAAGCCGACTTGTGGATTGACTGTACTGGCTTTAGGTCAGTACTGTTAGAACACTGGATGGGGCAACAATTTATGCCTTTCAGCAACTATCTTGCCAACGATCGTGCCTGGGCTTGTCGTATTCCTTACGAAGATCGTGAAAAAGAAATGCACAATGTTACTGACTGTCACGCACTAGGCAACGGGTGGGTATGGAATATTCCATTATGGAATCGTATCGGTACTGGTTACTGTTACTCATCGCGTTTTACCACAGACGAAGATGCCAAGCGAGAATTCCGTAATCATTTAGCAACTACCGGCAGCAAAGAGCGAGCTGAAGATGCCGATATGTTTAATATCCAAATACGTCACGGTGTTCGTAGACGTGCTTGGTCGTTCAATGTTGTAGGGGTTGGTTTGAGTTATGGGTTTGTCGAACCACTAGAGTCAACTGGCCTATTGACTACACACGAGAATATTGTTAAGCTAGTCGAAGCATTGAATCGACGTGGTGGATATATTACACGCAGCGAAAGAGAAGGATTTAACTTTGCTGTACAACACGATGTATATCGTTTTAGAGATTTCGTATCACAACATTATGCTCTTTCACAGAGAACAGATACTCCGTACTGGCGCTGGTGTACCCAGATTAATGAGTATCAACCAGAAATGATGGGTGACTATATGTTGCAACAGGCACAATATCCTAATCTAATGGGAAATATTGGTGCTGGATTAGGATATCCTAGCGACTATGTAGGTAATATGTTTATTGCTGCAGGTATGGGTGTAAAAGCCGTGTCAACTAAAGAAGCTATATTTTATAACGGCTCTAGGCAAGAAATGAGTCGTAAGCAAGAAGAAATCGGGTATACTAAGCGTCGATTTGAAGAATATCGAGATTTTATAATCGAACACGTTAATACATTACCAAGTCATTATGAATTCCTAAGAGATGAAATTTACGGCGGCACAGATATCTATACCGAGACGAAAGAATAATACAATATGTGGGTTAAAAAAGTAACCATAGTTGGTGGTGGAAGTTCAGGTTGGATGTCTGCTGCTGCTCTAGCAAAGTTATGCCCGCATATTGAAGTTACGGTTATCGAGTCTCCAGACATTAAAACCGTAGGAGTCGGCGAAAGCACGTTAGGGCATATCACTAAGTTTCTAACGTTGTTAGGATTAGAAGACAACGATTGGATGGCAGAATGTAATGCCACTTATAAAAACTCTATTAGATTTACAAATTTTAGAGAAAATGACGGATCTAGTTTTCAATACCCTTTTAGCCTAGGACTAGATATGACAGACAAGCCGGGAGGAATTAGTTCTTGGTCTGAGCTTGCAACTCTATATCCCGATGAATACGGTCCAGAATCATTTGCAGAATTCTTCGCCACTGCAAATACATTCCTAGCCAATAACAACAAGCAGACTAAAAATCTAAATGATAAACTAAGACATTTTAGCTTTAAATGGGATACTGCATACCACGTTGACGCACAATTATTTGGTCAGTATCTTAAAGATAAGATTGCATTACCGCTCGGTGTAAAACATATTCACGGAGAGGTTACTGCATACGCTAAAGATACAACTGGAAATATTTCTGAAGTCATTTTGCTTGATGGTACTCGATTAACATCAGATATATGGATCGACTGTACGGGTTTTAGATCACTATTACTCGAGCAATGGATGGGATCTCCTTTTAAATCTTTTGACGATAATCTGTTTAATGACTGCGCCTGGGCCTGCAGACTACCATACGAAGATCGTGAAAAAGAAATGCACAACTACACAGACTGCCACGCTCTCGGAAATGGATGGGTATGGAATATTCCACTGTGGAATCGTATAGGCACTGGCTATGTATACTCATCTAAATTTACTTCTAAAGAAGCTGCCGCGAAAGAATTTAGAGCACATCTTGCTACAACAGGTAGCGCAGAACGTGCAGAACGTGCAGAATTATTTCACGTAGATATGCGACACGGTCGCAGACACAGAGCGTGGGTTAAGAATGTTGTAGGCGTTGGTTTGAGTTATGGGTTTGTTGAACCATTAGAGTCGACCGGATTGCTAACAACACACGAAAACATTATTAAATTAGTTGAAATATTAAATCGCAGACGTGGTTGGGTAACACGTACAGAAAAAGAAGGATTTAATTTTGCTGTCGAACAAGAAGTTTTAAAATTTAAAGATTTTATTTCGCAGCACTATGCCCTATCGATGCGTGACGATACGCCATATTGGAATTACTGTACTAATGAGCACGAGTATTGTCCACAACTAATTAATGACTATGTACTACAGCAATCTCAATATACTAATCTACTTGGTAATATAACATCAAATCAAACATACCCAACCGGATTTATTGCAGGCCTAATGATAGCTGCTGGTATGGGAGTTAAACCGATGTCTACTAAAGAAATGGTGTTAATCGGTGGTAAAATGAAACAGGACGAACTAGAGTATACTAAACGTGTATACGAAAAGTATAAGGAGTATGTTATTAACTACGTGAAAGATTTACCTACACACTATGAATTTCTAAAACAAGAAATTTACGGAGGAAAAGATGAGTACACTTTGTAAAAAACTTTTTGGTTGGATGCGAAAAGAAAAGCAACCAAGCATTAGATTTTATTCGTTAGAGTCTGGTGTTGAAAAATTATACCCTATAACAAAATCGTCATCAATCAAACGCAAATTTGCAGAGGATGAATCGCAGGTTGCAGTATCGTCTGCCAACTGTCCTGGTATTAATAAAGTAGTATCAACTGGCTGGGTTATGTTGGCACCGGCCGATTTTATAATCACAACCACAGGCGACGGCATAGGATTTAATTGGGTCGAGCCATATCGATTTACAAAATTTGCCGAAGGCAAAGACACTTATATTTCAAGCCATACTAAGGAACAAACAGAAATATTCTTAGATGACAACGTTACTTTAAAAACTGTAGTTAAGATCGAAACTCCTTGGCGAGTCGAAGCCGATGACGATGTGTTACTATTGCAATTACCAGTAACGTATAACAACGAAGCAAGATTTACAGCAGCAACGGGTATATTAGATCTACGATATGCGCATCTAATGAATGTGCAATTATTCTGGAAAGACCTAAATAGCAGTACCTTGATCAGGGCAGGAACCCCACTGTGTCAGTATATCCCATTATCTCGTAAAGCATTAAGCACATCTAGCTATAATGTAACTATAGATACAGCAAACAACACAGACATACAAAAAGAGCAAGAATTTAATTATGCTTCAAACTGCGTAATTTTATCGCACGACAGTCTAGCATCACGATTGACACGCACTTTAGCCGTGCTTAATAAGTATAAAAAGAGAGGATAATATTATGGACTACAAACAATCACTAATTGCTACTATGGCAAAAGTAACCGAAGAAAAAGCAAAATCAGAGACTGAACTAAAGCGTCTTGAAGAAGAATTCGCGAATGTAAAATTAAACCCATACGGTATTACGTCGATTGATTTTTCTAAGCGTCAAGACATTTCACAGGACAATCTAAAGATGGAAGGAGTCCTAATGGGACTACAACTAGCTCTAGATACTTGGGAAGGGGCACAACCAGGTGTTGCAGCTGAGTAATGGAGCTATCCATTTATTTCCACCGCTGGTCTGGAAATTCAACTACGAATTTAATCTAGCTGAATTAGAACCAAAAATAGACCAGCTGTTTTCTCTCGTAGAAAAAAACTCCGAGTTAGAAAAAGGAGATGCAGTATCAACCGTAAGCGTAGATCAGAGTCTTCAGCCACACGGGTGGAACGAACTAGCTAAGTTTCAAAACTGGTTAGGCGCTCAAATTGCTGATATACGACACGCTAATAATTTTATTGTCGGACATTCAGAAGTTACCCAGTCGTGGTGTAATCGACATCACTTCGGAGGGTACACCGAAGAGCATACACATAATTTTGGAACGTTTGTAGCCAGCTGTTATATTAAATGTCCACCAAACTCCGGAAACATTGAATTCAAAGATCCTCTAGAATATCACAAAAATTCGTATCCTATAATTCCAGAACTTGCTCTTTATAAAGAAGTTGAAGTACATACTAACGATGTACTAATTTTTCCAGGCTGGCTAAAACATCGTGTACAGGCCAATAGAACCAACGAGAAGCGCATTGTAATGACATTTAATATAAAATGAATATCAACGATTTTAAATTTTGTTACCCAGATGCCAATACCTTTGATAAAATAATTAAGGTAAAAGCACTTAAGGATTGGAAATACGACTATGTCGAATTGTCTCCCGATGTTGGATATTGGGTTGCTGAAGCTCCGTTCTACGATGACGGCTTTGAATTATTTAAAAAATTAGTAGCATCTTTTCCTATTCAAAAAGATAACAATCATCCTGATAACTTTGACCCAAATCCCTTTGATACAATACACTTGCCTGAATGGGTACATAAAAATATTTGTTTCTTATTAAGAGACTTTAATCATAAACATATATCTGCAGATGTTTTTGATCCACAGATACACGAGTGGGGCAATTTATATTTCAAGGAACGTGCTAAGCCGCTCGGCTGTTACCGCTTACCCCATATTGACTATGTACACGGACTAGTATCTAATCTATGGTTCACTGATCACAAGATTGCAGATAGCAGTACCAAGCTCTTTAAATACCACGGCACTATGAAAAACGAAGTTTACGATTTTCAAATTGATACCACACACCCAATGAGAAAAGCCTGGGAAGAGATGGCAATATTGCCAACACGATTACCAGCTTGGTCAAATTTAAGCAATGAAGAAATGGCAAAATGGGGATTTGAATTCTTAGGTGAATCACCGTGTACTGCTGGAACAATGACACTGTATAAAGCAAATGTATGCCACGTACCTTTTGTTTCGGAAAATGTAGATTTTCGTTGGAGTCACTCATTTGCATATAGTTATGAAACTCCACCGACTATGAGAAGCCTAGGAGGATTTTTCTAAATGAACTTTGAATTATACTTCCCTACTCCCGTGTGGTGGGAAGACACCAATATGCCAACAGACGCTATGTTGGCAAAATGCTACGAATTAAAAGAACAAGAACCGGTGGGTAGAAAACTCAGTAATGACGGCGGCTGGCAAAGTAAAGATTTCCGTCCAGGAACGTATGCCGAATTAAAACCTTTAGAAGATAAAATATTAACTCAAGCTCGTAATTGTATTATAGATTTTGGATTTGATGAAAGATGGTGTTTTCCTGTAATAGAAAATTTATGGTTCAATGTAAATTGTAAATTTAATTCTAATATGGTTCATATGCACGATGCATCTTTTGTATCTGGAGCATTTTATCTAAAAGCAAAACCAGGCCAAGGTAAAATTACACTTTACAAAAATATGATGCAGGACTTTGCTACTATTTCTTTTGCTAGTATAGAAAAATTTACACCTATTAGCGCATCTGCTATTAGCTATGACCCTATCACTAGCAGATTAATAATGTTTCCAGGATGGTTACCTCACGGAGTATCTGCTAATGAATTAGACGAAGACCGTGTTTCTATTTCTTTTAATATCAAGTTAATAAGGACAGACGATGAACGCTATCGGCCAGCGATTACTTAACGAAACAAATCTTTTTTACGAAGATAAACCTCATTACTTCAAGCAACTATTGCCGGAAGCTAGTGAAATGGTCACGTGGGATGATGTTGAATCGTGTATAAACAAACCAGAGTTATACACATTTGAGATGATCGGCAAAGATAATTTAAAAATTGAAATTCCTACAAACAAAAAATCTTGGGTGTTCGGTAGACAAGTACAAGATAAAGGATTTATGTTTGATAGAATTAATAATGGTTTTGGATTTGTCATTATGGATTATGCTTTTCACAGTCCTAAAACAATGAAATTGCTAGAAATTTTAGAAAACATATATATGATTAATGCTGCCATACACGTCTACGGAGGCCTAGAAGATTCAAAGAGTTTTTGGATACACGAAGACTATCCATCTAATTTTATTGTTCAGGCACAGGGCAAAACAAGATGGAAAGTTTTCAATAACAGAATAAGCTCAATGTATCGAACCGGCACAATGAATCATAAGCTGAAAGAAGAAGAACTTGATCTAGCTTTTGATGTTGTTTTAGAGCCAGGTGATGCTATCTACATCCCATCAAGGGCCTATCACATAGCAGAACCAATGGGTAAGAGACTAAGTATGAGCATTCCGTGTTGGACTAAATTGCCCACAGACGATCCACGCGAGTCAAGTGATAGGAATTGGTATAGGATAAAAAATGACAAAACTATTTAAACCCGTAGAATTTAACAACATAGTCGATGTAGATTATCAAAAATCAATCTATAGTTATCTAACAGATGTTAATTTTGATTGGCATTTTATGAATGATACTACCAGCGAACTGGCAAATAGTGCCTTAGATAATAGCAATACGCCCGGGTTTGGGAATTTAATTTACTATCATAAGCACGAAGAAAATCCGCACTTAGGGTTTTTCCAGCCGTTAGTTGATGCTATAATTGAAAAATCAAATATGACTCTAACAAAATTGTTACGAGTTCGTGCCGGTTTTTTACTAAACACAAAATACATAATGCATCACGCACCCTATAAGCATAACACTCCTCATAGAGACTATGAGCAAGAACATTATACCGCAGTTTATTACGTACACGAATCCGATGGCGAAACTGTAATCTTTAGAGAAACTGAAGAAGCTGAGAAATATTATCCGTTACACAAATCATTGCCACAGCAAGGAAAGATGGTATTATTTAATGGCTTACACTATCACGCAAGTACCTGTCCTAAAATGTTTACTAAAAGATTAGCAATAACAGTTAACTTTGCAGCAACCCCAAATGACTAGAAGCTATTCTGAAAAATTAATTCAGCTCAACCAGAATAGCTCTGCGGCTATACAACAGGGAGATCTTAAGAATAGATTTCTGTTCCCTTTCTTCCCAACAATAATTGTAGATAACTTTTATGAAGATCCTGACCTGTGGAGAGAATATGCACTAGAACAGGAATTCTTTAAGGGCAATAGAGGCAGCTGGCCTGGAGTCAGAACAAAACTGTTACACGAGTTAAACGAAGAACTGTTTGATATAGTTTGTAAAAAGATAATGTTTACACTGCGTCCCTATGGATTTAAAGAATTTGATGAACTGCAAACAGCATTTCAAATGATTGACGAGTCTTACGGTCGAGGATGGGTACACGATGACGATCCAAAATTACACGTAGCAGGAGTTGTTTATCTTAATAAAGAATCTCCAGAAGGCTGTGGTACCACTATCTATAAAGATGCTCCGGATTTTAATGGAGAAGAATATACTAAGATGTTTATGAAAGACGTATTAGATTCTACCCCAGATGAGCGCAAGCAGATAGGAAAATACAGGAACGATCAATTAACACATTTCACTCCAGAGATTAAAGTTGAAAGTGTTTATAATAGATTTGTATTATTTGATTCTAGATGCTGGCATAGTGCAGATGCATTTTTTGGAACTACCAAAGAAGATTCGAGATTAAATCAGGTATTTTTTGTGAGGTTAAGATGAAGCGTACACTTAGCCAGCCAACTGTTATTATCGATAATTTTTTTGAAGCTCCGCTGTTATGGCGCCAGTTTGCGTTGAAACAAGAATTTAAGCGAGACGATATTGACACCTATGCCGGAACACGCACAGATACACTAGATAAATTAAATGAAAGTTATTTTCATACAGTTGCAGGCAAACTAATCAAACATATCCCTGATAAACACGCATTCGATCAGTTACAGATGAGCTTTACACTAACTGATGAAAGTTATGGTAAAGGTTGGATACACGAGGATGAATCTTTTTATAACGTAGCTGGGTTGATATATTTAAACCCAGCTCCTCCAAAAGATTCCGGAACTGTATTTTATCGTAAAACCGCTCACGAAGCATTGCCGCACTTTAATGAGCAATTTTTTGCAGAGTTAGATGCTAAGCCAGAAGATCGACACGTTTTTGAAAAATATAAACAAGAGCAGAGAAAGATATTTAAAAGATCACTAACAATTGAAAATGTCTATAACAGATGTATACTGTTTCCTCCTAATACTTGGCACAGTGCCGATCAATATTTTGGAACAAATAAAGATGATTCGCGATTAGTGTTAACTATCTTTGGAACAGCCGTATGATGTACGGATCTTTCCCAAACTTTGGGTTTGTAAAAGATTCAGTACCAGTTGAGCTGGTGGAAGCTCTAAAACTGGAAGTTGACCAATTAGACAAACTTGAAAATAAGTTTAATAAAAATCTTGCTGGTAATATAGAATCTGAATTTAAATTAAGTAAAAATTCACAACAACTAGAAAAATATCTATTAGAGTTATGCACACAGTATGAAGTCGGACACAATCTAACACGTACTGCAAAGGACCTCAGAGCAGATTCACTAACTCTACAAAGTTATTGGGTAAACATACAAAAGAAAAATGAATTCAACCCAATGCACACACACGATGGTGTCTATAGTTTTGTAATTTGGTTAACTATTCCTTATAAGATAGAAGACGAATTAGCACACCCGAGCGTAAAATTATCCAATATGCCACGTAGCGGAATGTTTAGTTTTATATATACTAACGCATTCGGAGAAATCAGAGAGTCAGAATTTCCAGTAGATAACTTATTTGAAGGGTCTATATTTCTATTCCCAAGTTGTTTGCCGCATATGGTCTATCCTTTTCAGACATCTGAAAAAGATCGCATATCAATATCAGGAAATTTATATAGGAAAGTATGAACGATATTATTGAAATTGAAAATGTTATACCTGTTGACTACCAAAATTATCTAGAAGATACATTAACTGGTTGGGATTTTCCTTGGGTATTAAACAAGAATATGGTATCCGGAGACGACTGCTTTAAGAATTTAAAATCAAACCCACCCGGATTTAATCATTTTTTCTATGAAAAAAACGCACCAGTGAGTAACTTTTTTCAATTAGTTTACCCGCTAGTATTAAGTATTACCAGTCAGGCTTCGGTACCTTTTAATAGATTGTATAGAATGCGAGCAAACTTAACACTAGCCAATGGTCCGGAGAATGTAGAGCACCTTATGCCGCATATAGACAGTTTCCATCCGCACTGGAATGCAATATATTATGTCAATGACAGCGATGGTGATACACTGATTTTCAACGAAACCAATGACACGTTTGATAGCGGCCAGGCCGATATCGATCGAATCAAGAATGGAAAATTTACAGTTAAAAAACGAGTAACTCCAAAGAAAGGCAAACTGTTAGCATTTGATGGTAGATACTATCATACTGCATCTTTTTGTAAAGACACAAACTACCGATGCCTTATCAATATAAATTTAGGAAATATGTTATTATGATTACGAAACGAGAAGAAGATTTTTTACTATATCAATCAGAGTTTATAGCAACGCATCAACACGATCTTATGGACGATCTACATCACGCTCATCGATTGTTTAAAGTTATGTTTCCGGATAATGATTCGACTTGGACCTATGACCGATACAATATTTTTACACTAACTGCTCCAAGCTCTGCATTTTATAGAGTCTACAAAGAGTTAAGAAATTTAATTAGAAGTGAGCTAGGAGATACTCGAGAGCTTTGGATACAGAGTTGGGTTAACTATCATACCGACGACCAGTTAATACATAGACACCATCACGATTTTGAATATCACGGATATATTTCTATTGATCCAAAAACTACAAAAACTGTATTTGATGATATCGAAGTTATCAATAAGCCCGGACAGATTTATTTTGGTAAAGGACATCGCTATCATCACGTAGAAGCAATTGAGCCTTTTGACGGTATTCGTACAACTATAGGGTTTGATATTCATACAACTCCACAAAGTGAGTTTATCAAAGACTGGATGGAAAAGCCCTACACCAATAACGGATTTATTCCACTGATATGAAACAAGACTGTATCATACTTAAAAAAGCAGTCAGTGAAGAACTTTGTAAATTTCTAGCACTTGAATTTTCTATGATGGAAACAACCTGCCGACATTTGTATCCTGATGCAAATTTAGCAGATCTATGTGATAATACATTTGCTCGATACAGTCCCTTGATGATGGAGGCACTCAGTGTACATCTGCAGCCCATAGTTGAAGAAACGGTAGAGATGAAGTTGTATCCAGTTTACTCATATGCCAGAATATACTATGAAGGTTCTGAATTAAAAAAACATCACGATCGTGAAAGCTCGGAAGTTACTCTTTCTATCTGTTTAGAAAAAGAAGAAGACTGGCCTTTGTATGTAGAAAACGATAAGGGCGAAGTACACGCTATTAATCTAGATGTCGGCGATGTTGGAATTTACAGTGGCCGCAAGCACCAGCATTGGAGAGAACCACTCAAGGGAAAACGCCATATCCAGGCGTTTTTACAGTATGTAGATGTAGCAGGTGAAAGCGCCTGGCTAAAATATGATACTCGAGCCTGTTTAGGGTTGCCCTTTGAGTATGCTAGCCAGGCGGTTAGAAACGAGTTAGAACAGATGGCCGAAGCCAGAAAGCTGTTTAATCGTTAATTATTCGATCCATCTGCTTCTGCAATAGGGCCCATTGGTCCTGCTACAACGTGTCTATGTTTGTTAGCGGCATCTACGGTAGCTTGGGCAACATTTCGGCCTTCTGCTCTAACATAATATTCAATAACGTGTAACTTATGAGTCGCGTCATTTTCTTCATCGCGATAAATCATCTTATAAATCTTTGACATTTTTGTCTCCTTAAACAGTATTTATGCTGTCCGCTGAATCCACTCTTCTATGGATAAAAACGGTTCAACCAATTCTTTATACTTGCTATTATTAATATTTAGTACATCTCGTCCTACAGGCAGCAAATTATCGTATACTTCTGCCATCTTACTAGTATCAACTACATCTAATGCCTGTAAAACCATCATCCACGCAGACGCAGAGTAGGCCTTTGGCCAGGGTTCTGGAATAGTACACCGGAAATAATCGTGCCATTCGTCTAGTTTAAACTGTAACGATGGAGGAATACGGAATTTATCCTCTCCGTGACTGCGCCAAAATTCTGTATCTCTACGGTTTCCTCGGTAATGCAGTGCTAGAAAATCACGAAAATCTTCCATTAAAAACCACATACGATCGTTCATACGTTGTACTGTCTCAGGCGAATGCGAGTCTGGCCGATGTGGATCCCAGTAGTCCTGTATCGCATACAGATTTTCCACAATTAATGCAATGCCATTGGCTTCGAGCGGCTCAAGAAAGCCGCCGCTGAGTCCTACTGCAAATACGTTATTCTTCCAGATATTTTTCATCATACCTGGAGTAAATTGGAAATTTGCGATCGGAGTAATTTTTTTATTAAATCTTTCTTCAGCTTCTTGTACAGCCTGATCTAGTGTAATATGATCTGGATCGTAGATATATCCGTTACCAGACCGATGTCGAAGATTGATATTCCAGCTCCATCCATATTTCATCGCTGTAGCATTTGTTGTAACAGAGTAGCAGGGATCAGACTCCCACCAAGCAACAACTGCCCTGGCTGGAAAGTAGTCAGTCATATCTACCAATGGTTCATTTAGAGTTTTTCCTAGCAGCAGTCTTGCAAAGCCACTGCAATCAAAAAACCAATCAGCTGTCTCAACACGATCACCGTCGAGGTGAATAGCGGTGATATCTCCGCGCTCGTTAAGATCAGCAGTCTGGAATGTTCCTTCGACTAGTCGAATACCTCGCTTAATTCCCAGCTCTTTGAAATATGCCGCCCCTGCTCTGCTTTCAAAATGCCACATTGGACTACACGGTAGTTTCTGTAAATTTTCATCGCAGCCAAAAGGAACACGCTGCTGATTAATAAATTCGGTTGAATAGAATGCTTTTGATAGCGGTATTTTATTTCCTAATATTGTTTTAAGAAAAGTATCTTTATTTTTTTCAGCCTGCATTATTGAGCTCATTTGCCCAAGAGATAATACTGCGTCTGGCATAGATCCTGCGAAGTAATCGGTCCACCCGTTTAGCCAAGGAGCATAGTCTGTTTGAAGAGCGTGTATAAATTCAGTACCTACACCATTCCAGTCAGTAAACTTGCCACCTAGTTTAGGAGTGGCATTTACACGTTTGACGAATTCGTCGTTATCAATCTTTAGATGTTTTAAGAAAGTAACAAACGTAGTGCTACCACTTTCGCCTGCGATGATTGGGGGTTTAGAAGGATCCTCGACCACAGTTACTTCGCAGCGTGGCCAGTTACGCTGTACAAATAGTGCTGTTAGCCAGCCGGCGCTGCCGCCACCTAATACAATAACTTTAGAATTTAATAATGACTTTTTCATATCTCTCTTTAACTTTTTCTAGGCATTCTCGATGCGGCCAACTTTCTACATTTCTAGTGTAGTGTTCATTCTCATCAAAAATACTTTGATTAATTTCCTTATATTTGCTCAATTGATTTTCATACTTATTTTTAATATATGATGCATCAAACATCCTAAGCCCGTGCATCACCTGCGTATAACTTAGGTGTGTAAACAACTGCATAGGATGATTAAAATAGTGTGGGTGTGGAGTATGACGTTTAAAGTACTCTAGATATTCTTTATTAAAATCGGTCACTTCGATATTATTCTTACACCACTGCCAAAACTCAGTGTCTGTGCGTTCAGTAAAATAATGCAGCTGAATAAAGTCAACTATGTTATCAGACAGTATGGCCATATCGTGATTATATCTTTTAGCAGCTATGTCGTATCCTTTTTCATAAAAGAATATAGATGGCATCAGCATAAAAATCTGCTGAATAGTTGTGCCAATACTACTGGCTTCTAATGGCTCTACAAAAATGCCACTCAGACCAACACTGACGCAATTCTTAATCCAATAGCGATCCACGTGACCGGCACCAAATTTTACTTTACGACCAATTTTTAATTCTTCTTCAATACCAAGATTATTTTTGTAATGCTGGCTAACTTCATCATAGGCTTTGGTTTCGTCAATAAAACTGTCGCAGAATACATAGCCGTTGCCGAATCTTTCCTGTGTAGGTATACGCCATACCCAGCCACTGCTTAGGGCAGTTGATTCGGTGTAAGAAGGAATTTCTTCTTTGTAGCCTGTAGGAAATGCCAGTGCTGAATTCATAGGTAACTGATTAGTTCTATCTATCCACTTGGCTCCTAGCTTACTGGAGATCACTCTACGGAAGCCAGAGCAGTCAACATAGAAATCATAAGCGTGTTTTCTATTGTCTTTATCTAGTAATTCTTTTACATCGCCTTGCTCATCTAAGATAACATCATTGATTTCAGTATCAACGATAACAACATTTCTTTCTCTACAGAGTCTATGCAGATAGGCATTTAATTTAAAAGTATCAAAGTGATATTGTGCAAATATATCGTGTAAGGGTTCTACGTGACGACCCTGCATACTTAGTAACCAGGGTGTATCTAATGGATCCCAGTCGTTGGCAATCATATGCAACCAGGTAAATGCCAGACCATTTTCTTTGCTGTGGCCACCGTATTGCTCTATCAGGCTATGATAGTAACTTGTGCCATCACCGTGCCAATCGGTAAACTTAATGCCCATTTTATAGGTAGCACCAGTTTCTCTAATTAGGTCAGGTACAGTAACATCTATATGTTGAATGAACTTTTTCCAATGTTCTGTTGAGCCTTCTCCGACACCTATAATCCCCAACTGACTAGACTCAATCATTGTGATTTTAAGATCTGGATAGGCTTTACGCATCATCAGAGCTGTGATGCAGCCGCTGGTTCCTCCACCCAAAATACATAATGAATTTATCATAATTTATAAACCTTATCTGTGTAACGATCCTTGACAATATTTACTGCTTCTCTGCTAGTATAGAACGTTGCCGTTTTTTCTGTAGGCACTGTTGAGAAATGATGTTTCGCTGCTTCTGTAAGATGATTGAAATGTAAATCATATTGCTGTTTGATTTTTTCTTGATCAAACATCCTAAGCCCGTGCATCACCTGTACCCAATTTAACATATCATAGATGCAGTAGTTAGTGGTCGGTAACGCTAACTGATTGATAAAGTTAGTTTTAAACATTTCTAAGTGTTCAGCATTAAATTCAGTCATCTTTAGATTATGTTTACACCAACGCCAAAACTCACTGTCCGTGCGTTCGGTAAAATAATGTAGCTGAATAAAATCTAAAATGTTAGTCATTACTTCGTCAAAGATCTTATTGTAATGCTTTGTAGTCACAGTATCATTGCGGTGCCAGGTCGATAATGCTGTTGCTAAAACACGAGCCTGTTGTACGGTAGTCGATATGCTACTGGCTTCTAGGGGTTCGACAAAGCTGCTACTCAGGCCAACGCTGACACAGTTCTTGATCCAAAACCGATCTATCTTTCCTGATACGAAACTAACTTTGCGAGCAATTTTTATAGGATCAGGAAACTCTTTTTGTATTTCGGCAATCGCTTGATCTTCTGAAATAAATTGATCACTGAATACATAGCCATTGCCAAAGCGATCCTGTACAGGACTGCGCCAGTGCCAGCCACTGCTCAATGCTTTAGCCAGTGTGTACGGAGGAATAGTTTCTTGATAAGGGCTTGGAAATGCAATAGCCGAATTCATTGGCAGATACTCTGACCAATCAACCCAGGTAGATCCTAGCCGAGATGATATAACTCTACGGAATCCACTGCTGTCAACGAAGAAGTCTGCGGCATACAGATTGTTTTCTGTGTCAACGATTGATTCAACAAAGCCTTCGCTGTCTATAATAGCATCAACAATCTCAGCTTCGACAACAGTAATATCACGTTCGCTACATTTACGTAGGAAAAAGGCATTTAGTTTTTCACTGTCAAAGTGGAACTGAAAGAAATTATCAGCTAGCGGCTCAGTATGTAGACCCTTCATTGCAAGATCCCAGTGCATTGATTCAGTGCCCACTCCATCACGAATCATCGACATCATTGTATATGGATTACCAGTATATGAATCTAGCACTGCCATATATTCGGGTATGCTGTGATAGTAACTTGTGCCATCACCGTGCCAGTTTTCAAATTTAATACCAGCTTTGAGTGTGGCGCCACATTCTTTAATCATTTCCCAATTTTGAATATTGACTGCCTCGGCAAAAATCTTCCAATGTTCTGTACTTCCTTCCCCGACCCCAATTGTTCCTATTTTTGTAGATTTAACAACTGTGATTTTTAAGTGAGGATTAGATGTTCGCAGATATAATGCAACCATCAGACCGGCATTGCCGCCACCGAGTACAGTTAGTGTTTTAATCATCTTTCTAACCTTATAGTGGCTTTAGAATCTGTAGCCAACACGTGATTGACTTTACCTGTGGGCAGAGTATTGAAGCTGATAACAAATCTATCAAGCGATGAGTAGTGCGTGGGGCTGCTGTGAAACATCCAACTTGGGAATATAATTAATTTTCCAGGAACTGCATCTGAAGTAATCGAAGAATTATAGTCGTGTCGCAACACTTCAAGTTGAGCAAACGCTCTCTGAGTGACTGGATCTTCAAACAGAGTAGGTGAGCCTTCGGTGGCGTAGTATATTCCGCTGTAATAGCTCATCGAATGTCTGTGGTAGTTTTGATACATATCTTCTTTGCCCACAGAAACATTAAACCAGCTATTGGTAATTTCAAACTGATCGCAATCGTATTTTAGTGTTGTACGTACTTCCTCTAAGCATTGATTGATCCAATCAAATAATTCTTTAAAATCTGTATTAAGGTGTAGGTCAGCTAACACACTAATGTTGGTATTTTTCTTAAGAGGTACGTCGGTCATTCGTTCCATCTTACCAACTAGCTCGTAATTATCAATCTTGGGATTGTTGAATACAAACGCTTCAACAGGAAATAGATTTAGAATTTCCATTAAAACTCTACCCAGCCTGTTATTAGATATTTTTCACCGCTAATCGGAGGATTGCCACGATGTGTATGGGTAAACCCAGCAGGCCAAATAGTTAATGTTCCCTGCGTTGCAGGTATACGAACACTTTGGTATAACCATTCTGTCTCTCCACCTAACTCAACAGTATTTAGATATACTGCCCAGGCACAGATACGACTGGATCTTTCAATAGCATCTGACTCAAAATGCCATTGATGGTAACCTTCTCCCGGTAATGTTTTTTGTATCTTCATTGATCGGATAGTGTGTTTACCTGCTTCGTGCATAACGCTGTAATGGTCGATATATTCGGTCCAGCAGTTCCAAAAGCGTTCCATAAAGAACCCTAAAAATCCTGCTCCTGGACCAAACCTCAAAGATTTTTCGTCTAGCACATAGACCCCAGTATCGCTTTTATGATGTGCAAGTCCATCTTTGATAGTGCGTCTAGTATAGCTAAGATTTAATTGATCTAGATTATTGAAGTGATCGATAATCTGTTGACATTCACTCTCATTGAGGATGCCTTCCCAAATGCCGATATCTTTTTCTATTTTCATATTCGCTGATGCGCCCTCGTAAACGATACTATATATATCATAAATTAACACTGTATATTATTATCCTGGAACCCTATGACAACTGAAAAAACTCTCTGGCCTTTATTTTCAAAACCAATCTTTAAAACATCTCTAGATGTTTCGAGTCTTGATCTCAGCAAAGTGGAATGGACTGAAAACTATAACAACTGGATCAGCAAATCACAAAATATTCTAGAGCAGCCAGAGTTTGAAAAGATTTCTCAATTGGCATTTGACGGCGTATGCGAATATTTCTACGGTATTATGCGAGCCAGTCAAAAAGCAGAAATTGCTATCACAGAATCCTGGCTAAACAAAACTGAAAAAGGGCAGACTCATCATAGGCACTATCATCCTAACAGTATTTTTTCAGCGATTGTCTATCTAGATTCCGAAGGTGAATCGGGCCAGACAAAGTTTATTACCAGCGAATATCAAACCATAGAATACGATATCGACGAGTCAAATCTTTATAATTCTAAGAGCTGGAGCATTACACCTAAAGTTGGCGATATGTTAATATTTCCGTCTAGTGTAGAACATATGGTTACTGAATATCAAGGTAACACTCCGCGGGTTACACTGAGCTTTAATACATTCTTACGTGGACAGATTAACTCACTGCCGCTAACTAGACTGAGTATTTAAATTTTAGACTTGGGATATTTGTTTCTAAAGTAATCAAACAGTTTGGTAATAACACGTATCTTATTGCCAACTGAATCACTTCTAGGAAATCTACTGTGATTTGAGAATGTGTAGGCTTCTTCCATTTCTTTTTCTATATCACCTGCTACATCAACAATAAAATCCACACCGCCTTGTTCTACAAGTTTACGGCTGATTGGTATGTATTGTACCAAAGGAGTTCCTGCACGTATTAGAGTTTCACCTTCGAGAACGTGCCAGAATAATTGTATGCTAACAGAGTGCATATATTTAGGATCTACGATGCCAATAGCCGCAGTAAACCTAGCTTCATTGTCATAGCTTACGGGAATCTGCAACAGTAAAATATCATCGCTGGCTTTTATACGCCAAGGAGTTTCTACTTTAACTGCACTATGCAATGTCTGCCTGTCAGTGTTGGGGATTTCGCGCGGCAACAGGGGCTCTGTTTGTGCAGGGCTGTGCCAGCTGACGTAATAATCAGTCCCGCCAAACGTGTATTTGTCACTCTGACGCTTGAACATAAAAGGAGTTTCCCAACTTAGATGCTCTATGTCCGGCCCAGTTTTTATCACAAAATCAGCAGGAGCTCGCATTACAAATCCAGTCCTAACCAATTGCTTGATCGCAGGGCAATTTAATACAATTTGCTTTCCTTGGGAAGGCTGATTCCTATCTGTAGTAGCTAGACTGTTCCAGTCTCGCTCCACTAATTTTGACTGAGTTACGGGATAAACAAGGGCAACATTCTGATCTAACGAATAGAATCTTACCCAGCTTTTTTTCTTTTTAAATAGACTAAACATAGAGATATTTACACGTTATCTGCTCATATTACACAAGTCCTGAAAAATTCCAAACTGATAAATAATAGGACGAGGACCATACAGAGCTATGTCTAATAATTTTAACAGTATACGATTCTTACCCAACCACGATACAATTACCCTAAACCGTAAAAGTGCCAGTCGCGGAGAAGTATTCTATGACCCATCTACAGTATCTTTAAGGGTCTATGACGGTTCCACAGTGGGCGGATACCAAATTTTACGTTCAGATTTTTCAAATATTCAAGGTAGTTTACCTTCTACTGCTTTCGGCAATGCCAGCATTAGCAACGCAAGACTAGTAAACAGTTCTACAACAATTGGTACTACAGCAATTAGCCTAGGTTCGGCAGCAACAACTATTGCTGGGTTAGTCAGTGTGACATCAACAGGATTTACCGGAGCATTAACTGGTAACGCTAGTACTGCAACTAAACTAGCAACTGCTCGAAATATCAACGGAGTGGCATTCGACGGTACAGCAGATATTACCACAGGTGCTGGTTCGTTAATCAACGGTGCTTACACAGTTAGCCTCGGATCCAATGGAGGCTTGACATTGCCAGGATATCTTACATCCGCAGCAGGTCTGCCATTAAACTTATCAGCCTCGACAGGGTCGAACGCCACTTTAACTAATGCCAGCGGCAGCAAAGGAATCTTTGTAACTCTTACCGATGTATCCATAAACAACGAAGCTAATACTTGGTCATTTGGAACAGATGGAAAAATATCAATGCCGGGCGCACAATTTGGTATCTCTACTGGTGTATATGGATTTACCTTAAATGCTGATAGAGCATTCACAGTTACAGGTATTGCCACAGGCAATACCGCAAAGACATTTACTATAGGTGCAGACGGTAACGTAACAGTTCAAGGAAAAGTGACGGCTACAGAATTAGATGTTACATCTTCTGGAGCGATAACCGCAGGAACAGTAACAACCGAGTATGCAGTTATCAATGGCTATGCGACTATAAGTACTAAGCCGACCACAAAAACACAAGTAACAAACAAAGCCTATGTTGATAAACGATCAGCAGCAATGGCAGTAGCACTGAGTTAAATCATTCGAGGAAATATTTAAATGTCAAAGAAACAGATTTCAACATATAAGTTTGTACCAGGGAATGTAACTCCCTCAACAAACTTATATCCAAACCTAGCAACACTAATTTACGAAAATAGAAAATATATCATAGCAGAGACTATGGCATACATTACCTATAATTCAACAAACAACATTGCTCCGTTTGCTTACTACACCTATGACAGTGCTAAATGCCAAAGAGATATCAGCTACATCCTCGAAGGATATCTCAGCGACCTAAAGAAAACAGGTAACATCAACACAGTAAACAACGCTTCTAAATATTTTGAATATGGTCTTCCTCAGATTGACGGCAATAGACTTCCGGAAGTTTATGCTCACACATTTATCCTTGACTTAATTACCAACAACATCGCAACCAGTGTTGCATTCAGTGGACGTCAAAATACATTTGTTCAATATAGAAACAATACACTAACTCCAGAACCGGCAGGTGTCGCAGCCATTACAACATTAGCTAACATTATTATCAACGTTATTACTAATGGTCTAAGTTCATTACCAGCAAAAAGTACGAATCGTGGCTATTTAAAATTTCCAGGTTTCTACAAATTAAAAGATATTTTATTAATTACAAATTCAACTCGCAACGAAATTCTGTACAACTTTAGTGATTCAGATACAGCAGTTGATCTAACATACAGTGAAGCATACGACAGCGATTTTCCTGCCGCACTATACGGCCAGGAAAAGATTACTACCATTATTTTCAACGTCGATACTAGTAAGTTCCTGATCACCGATCAAATGCAGATCTTCGTCGAGGGCAAATCACAAGAAGTAAGATTAAATTCTATTGCAACAGATGCAATGGAACGTATGAAAGTTGGTATTCCACAAAGTATGTTGGACGCTGACTTTGAATATGGATTACAGCCAACTAAGTGGCAGACAATCTCTATGATGAGAAACTATCCGTCTGTTTACGAAATTCCAGGTAGTGATGTTCCGATTGTATCTGTAGTTACAGATGCATCTGCTGGTACAAGCGGTATTGGATCAAGTTTAATCACAGTTACCACAATTTCGACACACGGTCTAGCAGTAGGTGATGTGTTTACTATCAAAGCTCTAGCAGCGTCTGTAAAAGGATTTGGTCGTGCAGAAGGTACATTCCTTGTTAACTCTGTGCCGACAGTAACCAGTTTCACATTCTATGCTAAATCAAAAGTTGGTTCAACTAATCCGACTACACTGAGTCAGACATATACACAGGTACGTAAGGCAGGGTTCTATACAGGAGCTTCAGTTGGGGTACCAAACTTCAACGTAATTTCAAACGGTCAGAGCGGCACAGTAACAACCAGCTTGATTACACCTACTGGCTCGTCGGTATTTGGTTTTACAGGGTCAGCACCTCCGTTAGGTTCTCCAGTTTCGATCTCAGGAGTTCCGACAGGTACGCAGGTTACTGCGATAGTTGGAACAGGCGGCACAGTAACAGCTACACAGCTAACATCGGATGCAGCAGTTAGTGATAACACAATAGTTGTTAAATCAACAACGGGCATTTCAGCTGGCTTGGTAATTAATCGTGGAGATGGTACATCGATAGCAGTTACTGACATTCAAGGTAACACAGTTAGTCTCAGCGGCGGATTAACTTCTACTATTAAAGGAACCAATGCAACCTACAATAACCTTACTGCTAATTCTGCTACAACGATTGACGGTTCGGGTGCAACATTTGACATTTCTCGTTTAGACACTGTATATGCAGTAGCAGCTGGCAACAGTAATGGCTCTGGATATGCTGCTGGCGATACACTGGTATTTTCAGGAACCGTACTAGGTGGTGCAGCGCCAGCTAATAGTGCAACAATCACAGTCAATACCGCAGCTGATAAGAATACTGTTACTGCATTTAATGTTGGAACACTGTACGGTGGTACTGGGTATTCAGATGCAACGGCAGTAACTACATCAGTAGCCCCAGCAGATAGTGCTCTGGCAACTGCTGGCACGGGCCTGACAGTTGACATCACCACAGTAGGTGGTGTTATCACTGCCGTAGCAATTAACACCCCAGGTAAAAATTACAGTGTAACTGATCTTATTACCATTCAAGGCGGTGATGCTAACGCTACGATCGAAGTACAATCTGTAAGCCTAGGTGGTGATATCATCAGCTTTAGTATTGTTGGTACTCCGGTAACAGCCCCAACTATTAACTTTATTTCTTCAATTGCATTAAACGACTATACCACAGCACCAATTGCTGATGCATCAACAGTTAACTATACCTCAATCGCACAGATTGAAGTTTCATTTGCAACAGCACACGGTTTTGTACCAGGCGATTCGTTAACTATTGCCATCAACAGCAGTGGCACAAACGCACAATTAGCGGCAGGTGGCTTCTATATTGATTCAGTACCAACTTCAACAACTTTGCGATACACCGCACGTTCACAGGGCAACATTGCTAATACATTAACTGGTATAATTTACAGTCGTCCAGACAGCTATTTTGTTCACAGACCATATGATGGTGGTGTACAACTAGGTACCGGCGGACCAAGTCACGGTGCTACTGCGATTCGTATGAGTAAGAAATACATTCGTTACCAATCTGGTAAGGGTGTTATGTACAATACTGGTGCTCTATTTGCTCCAAGTTACGACCTAGCAAGTTTGTCAGCTACTGGAACAACAGTTGGTTCAACGATTACTCTAGCAACAGATGACACTGATCACGGATGCCAGGTTGGTGCACAGATTATTATCACTGGTGTTACTACTTCTGGTTACAACGGAGTGTATACTGTATCTGCGATTGTTGACGAAAGAACATTAAAATTTGCAGCGACACAAACACTAGGATCAACTACTCCAGTACTAGGAAGTCCTTGTCAGATGTCTATATATCACTGGCACGGTGCTACGATTCGTTCAGGTACATTTGATGACCAAAACGGTATGTTCTGGCAGTATGACGGTATTAGAATGGCAGTTGGCAAGCGTTCATCGACCTTCCAACTTGCTGGTACTATTAACATTGCAGCAAACTCTAACGCAATTACCGGGTTTAATTCGAGATTTACACAACAGCTAGCCGCTGGTGATCGTATTGTTATTAAAGGTATGAGTCACGTTGTGTCTAGTATTACCAGCGATACAGCAATGACAGTAACTCCAGACTATCGCGGTGTTAACGATGTAGTCGGCGGTCGTGCTTGTAAGACACAGGATATTATCATTCCACAATCAGACTGGAATCTAGATCCACTCAACGGCTCAGGACCAAGCGGTTATACAATCGACGTAACAAAAATGCAGATGATTGGTATGCAATGGACTTGGTACGGTGCTGGATTTATTGACTTTATGCTACGTGGTCCAGACGGCAACTATGTATTTGCACATCGCTTCCGTAATTCAAACGTGAACTCTGAAGCATATATGCGTACTGGTAACCAACCTGTTCGTTATGAAGTTATTAATGAAGGTGCTAAAGATCAACTAGCATCAAATATTAATGATTCAGTTACTACTATTCCGTTACTCAATGCCTACTGGTTCCCGAATGCAGGTACTGTGTTAATTGATAACGAACTAATTCGCTATACAGGAAACACTGGAACAAGCCTAACAGGATGTACTCGCGGTGCTACAATGACACAGTTTGTGTCAGGATCAAACAGAACATTCCAAGGCAGTACAGCAGCCAGCCATTCAGTGAGAGCTGGTGTTATTCTAGTATCAAATACAGTTACTCCAATTATCAGCCACTGGGGTTCTGCGTTTATGATTGACGGTCAGTTTGACAGTGATCGAGGCTATTTGTTCAACTACTCAGCAAGTAACATTTCTGTATCTATTGATAAAAACACAGCGTTCTTGATTCGTCTAGCACCTAGCGTAAGCAATGCACAAACAGGCGACCTAGGAGATAGAGAACTTCTAAACCGAGCACAGTTATTACTACAAAATATTTCAATTGCAAGTGATGCAGTCGCTGGATCAGGCGGTATCGTTATTGAGGGTGTGTTAAATCCAGCAAACTATCCAACAGATCCAACTAAGATTACTTGGGTTGGTTTAGCATCACAAGCGACTGGTGGTCAACCTAGCTTTGCGCAGGTTGCATCAGGCGGTTCTGTAACTTGGTCCGGCGGTGCTTCAACTACAACTGGTACTGTACAAGGTGCATTTACAACTACATTAACTGCAAAATCATTTGCAGCAAGTACACAGACATTAACTGCAAGAGCATTTAACGCAACAACACAGTCATTAGTTGCTCAGTCGTTTGGTACATTAGCACAAAGCGTTACGGCGCTTGGATTTGCTGCTAGTCAACCATACGGTAACAACACCTATGTATCTGCTTTAAGTACAGCACGTACTGACATCTTGATCACTAACACGCAGTACGATGCGTTAGCACTAGTTCCACAGCCAGGTGATGCAATATCAGGCGGTAGTTTACAGGCAAATACAACTATTGTCAGCGTAACAAGAGCCTATGCAGGCGGTGGTGGTAACACATTATACACACGTATTGTGCTAAGTGCTGCTCCAGCATCAAATACAACTCCGGGTGCTGGTAACAACAGTCCTTTGACTATTACAACTGCTTACAGCAGCACATATCGTTCTGCTATCAGTGCAACACGTAACGATTTCTTAATTACTACCGCAGCATACGATGCTCTAACAACACCGATAGCAGTCGGCGATCCAATCGCTGTTGCTACTTTCCTTACTGGCGGGCAGACAATCGCCAGCTGGACTCGAAATTTTATTACTATTAATGCAACATCTTACACTCGAATAGTAATGAATGCAGTGGGTAATAGCACCAGTACTGTTGCTGCTACCAACGGTGCTCAGAACGTAACAACAACATTGACCAGTTCAGTTGCTGCAACCTATAACAGTGCGTTAAGTACAGCAAGAAGTGATTTCTTGATCACGCAGGCTGATTACGCAGCACTAGGCGGCAATTTAAGAATCACCGATGTATTAAGTACAGCAAGTTTTATTACAGGTGGTCAGACTGTTTCGAGTGTTACTCAAAACTATACAACAATCGGAAGTACAGTCTACGCTAGAATTGTAATGACTGCGGTAGCAAATTCTACTAGCACAGCTGGCGCAGCAAATACTGTTTCGATAACAGCAACATCAGCAGCTACCGCAACCTATGGTAGTGCTATTAGTTCAGGTAGAATAGACTTCTTGGTAACAGATGCACAGTGGGCTGCTAGTGGTATACAGGCAGGTGATTCAGTAAGTGTTGCATCATTCCTTACTGGTGGGCAGTCTATTAACTCAGTGACTACTGGATATCTTACTATTGCATCAACTAGCTATACCCGTGTTATTATGAGTGCGAATGGTACTTCAACATCAACTAGTGGTGGTGGCAACGATGTTACGGTAACTGTTACCGCAGCTGGTTCAGCTGCAAGTTATCAAAACAAAAACTTCTTGTTCTTTGACAGTACAAGTTGGTTAGCATCAGGAGCTACTGTAAGTACTCGAGTATCATCTGGCGATACTAAATTCCCAGCTGGTACATCTGTAAGCGCAATTACAACTAGAACATTTGGTGTAACAACTGTCTATCGTGTAACATTTACACAGGCAGCAACAACTACTATTAGTGCGGCCGGTACAATAACGTTTGCGTTCGGTGCGCAGTATGCGTTACCTGGAGAACAGGTATTCTCGTTCATTGCGATACCGGGATCGACAGTTGATTTGGATTTGAAAGAATTGAAAGAATTAACTTCAACAAGTATCGGCGGACGAGGAACATTCCCGAATGGTCCAGACGTATTAGCTATTAACGTGTATAAGACCACAGGTAGTGGTACTGTTGCTAACTTGGTTCTACGTTGGGGTGAAGCGCAGGCTTAACGATATGGCAAACTATAAAAAAGCCAGTGTAATAGTTGTAGCGGATTCTACAGCCGCTGACACTATACCCAACAGTGCCAGTGCAGCCGCAATACGCTGGACTGTGACTTCAGATCAAATCAATTATGCAGATACTGGCACAACTGCACTAGACAACCCACCTTACGGACTTTACCAGTTTAAGATACCCTACACAGGTTTTTATCAAATTAACTTTAGTCTAAGCTGGCCTGCGACTACTACTAGCGGATTCGCTGTGATCCAGAAATTTGTACCTGATTTTGCCTTGCTCGCCACATTGTTCAATGGAGCGCAATCAGCAAATGAAATACTTAATGCTAGTCGTGTGATCAAGTTAACAAAAGATGATCAGATTGGTGTGTATTGTACACAAACTAGTGGCGCCGCCCGTATACCCACCGCTACACTCAGCATCATACGTGTGGGCAATGCTAGTTAATGATTTTCACGCCAGGCTCGAAGTTTAGTATCAATGCTCTGTCGTAGAGATTTAATTTTTTCTCTATAATCGTCAACTTCTTGCCCAGGGCGGCTACCAAAGGTAACCTTTTCGTGTGATTCATCTAGTGCTTGAACAACTCCACGTAATGCCTGCAGTTCACTGTCTAATCCCGATCTAGTAATATCGTCTGAGATCTTTGCAATCTCTGATTGAAATCTTTCATACTCTTCAATAAATCTTTCTGATTTAAGCAGTGGTGTAAACATTATACTAACTCCAATATGGTATCGATCTTTGTTCTGATCAGTTGATTATTTAATGTTGCTTTAAGTCCTGGGTGTAGCTGCTTTGGAAGATGATCCAGATCACACCAGGCCAATGTAGGAACTACAGAAGTTAAAAACTCGCTGTCAGTTAGGCAGACATAGGTGCCATATTCAAAACCTCGGTCATCACTGAGATACAACTCAATAGGTAAAATTCTACCCTGACTGTACTGTGTTAACAGCACTTGAGCATCATCTAACAGTATGTTTTGCCTAGCAAACGTAGGTACTGTCCATTTCTCATTTTCAAGAATTAACAGTATTCGTCTAGTTGTTTTGGCTAAGAAAAGTAATCCGGCACGTTGTTGCATCAGTTACTTATTAAGGATCAAATCTGAAACCCCAAAAACCTGGTGAGTATTCACCTTCAAACGCTTTGAGCCATTCAGCCCCTGTCCAACGATACTTGATACCTGTACGAAGATT